CTACACCGCCCGAAACGATAATTTGGTAATTTTCATATGTCGCGCTAAATGCATTAGTAACAGTCACAGATGTAACCGCTGATCCAATAGTTTGTTTTTTGACTAACTGCAAACCACCGACACCAATCCAAGCAGAACCGTTGTATGCTTCGATCTGATCGTTGGTTTGGTTATAGGTAACCATTCCATCAGACGGTGATGGAATGGCTGAGGAACGTGTAGCTGTACCAGCAAAATTCATTACTGCTTGATCTTGTAAATAGTTCTGCACATTTGCAGCCGTCAAAACTTCGCCGGCATTAAAAGTTCGTCTGCCTAAACCGGGCATTACTTACCACCTAACCAATTCATTATTTTTTCAACCCGTAAACTTTAAGACTGCAACCAGTTGCTAAGGTACTTGAAGCAATAGAGATTGTCATTGCGGTTGCAGTCGCTGTTGATACGCTCCACAAGTAAGTGTCACCAGCGTAACTTGTAGTTGAGTCATAAGATGCCCATTGCACGTTTGCAACTTTTCCACGACTTGAATTAACACCATGCAAATCCATTTCGTATCTCATTAGTTGAGTGCCGCTATAACCTAAAGAAAAGAATGCTTGATTAGGGCCATTGAATCCACTAACAGTAGAACTCGTTGCTTCATAAAATGCGCCTGTGCTGTAATACCCAGTTGTAATTCCACCAAAAGTCATTCTAATTTCTTGACCACCAATGTTTGCTGGCCCAGTAAAAATCATTTTGTAATCATCGTATGTAGAACTAAAAACGCCATTGACTGTAATGCTTGAAACTGAACCAGTTGTAGTCACAGTTCCAGTTGAACTAATAGTTCCACCCGTTGCGCTTGACGGCGTGATCTTGATCAGCTGATTAGTGCCTACGCCTGTAAGCAAGTAACCTTCGATTGCTTCGATTGCATCGTTTGCGTTGGCGTGTTGTCCTGAATGGCTTGGGCTATTTAAGCCGTCACCTGCAACTGGATTAGTTAAAGCATCAACGCTTGACGGAAAATTAGTTGGCATCAGAATCCTTAGTATCCAAGAACATATCCATATCCTTCTGTTCCATCATACTTTACAAGGGCTGAATCGTAGGTGATGGTGGAAGTGTCGTAGGATTCCAGCGAACCGCCTAAGCGACCATAGATAGCGTTATCCAGAATTAGTGGCGAGCTTAAAGTTGTTGCCAATCCAAACGTCACGCTATGCGTATCTATGCCTACGTTGTGTTTAATTCCAATGATGATTCCGTACTGATCTATCTGAGAACCGGTACGGTTAGGCGTGAACTTTACCTGCACCAAACTTGAAATTTCTAAGTTCAAAATGTTAGTTATTTGTGTTGGTGTTTTGTCGTGTAGTAAAACGGTGACTTCATTTATGCGCAATTCAGGTTCGTCATACAAGCCCACTAGATAGCTAGCAAGGCTCAATGCTTCTGAGTCGCTAGTTAATAGAAGTCCATCTAGCGAAAATGCAGCAACTCCGTACCTAGTTTGTGATGTAGATGAATCAGAAACTTGTGGGTTGCCACCAAGTCTAGTAATCGTCACGCGGTTGTATAGATTCTCTGAACCGTACACGACTTCGATCTTGTTATATTTGACCGCGTTTGCAGTTGCATCATCAGCAAACACAACACTTGCATTTAATGGTGGAACAGTTGCACGATTCTTGAAAGTTAGTTGCCCTGCTGCATTAACAAACAGTTTGCCGTTTTCAGTTGATTCGACAAGTTGTAGATACTGCAAAGCGTTTTCATTCTCTGGCACAACGTCAGCTTGCAAAGTTGTAAGTCCAGTTTCAATAGAACGATCTGCGACAGGCCAATTAACTTCTGCCCTGTTTAGAATTGCGGTGATGCGATCAGAACTTATCTGACTTGTAGCTGTGAACGAATCTAGTTCCGCAGCTGATAAACGCAGGAAGCCATCAACAACAGATGCACTTGCGAATGACTTTCCTGAAAGGTCGTAACTTAAATCCCAGTCATCTATGAAGCCCGTAAAAATTGGGATGTTGCTGGTTTCAATCTTGAGCAACTTTCTTGGAACAACATTTGGGTAGTAGGCAGATGAAGTGTTGAACGGGTCAAAGATTCGCGAATCATTGTGAAAAGTTACTGATGCGTTTCCTGCGGTGTAACGATCTAGTTCACGCGACTTGCCACGATTAACAGAAACTGAAGCCACATACTGAGTCACATCTACATAAGCAGTATCAAAGAAAATGTAAACCTTAGTTGTTGGTACTGGCATTACGCACTCGCAAAGACTGGGCCACTCACGCGCTCGTATCGCTTGATCGCATCCACAATCTCACGACCTATCTGAGTTCCATCTGCGCCCATGCCTGCATTCACAGTTACGTTGATCGTGTTGCCCATACCTGCATTGCGACCAGACAACGGCACGACTGCTTCAGGCCCGGCTTCACCAATCAAAGCTAGGGTTGGCCCGGTGACGATTCCACCAGCTGCCATTTGTGGAATGCTCACACCTAATGAATTTGCTAGGTCAGTAATGGATTGCCGTTCTTGCACCGACAACTTTGTTCCGCTTTGTGAAGTCTTTGATCTTGCTGCTTTCAACTTGTTTGCAACTTGAGTCATGGCGCGTGTGTTTTCTAATTCGCCAGATGCGTTGATACTAAATCCAGCAGCAGCAATCACAGACTTAATTCCGTCTACTAATGCTTGACCTGCCGTAATTCCTGCCTGATAGAACTGAGTTGCAGCAGCTTCACCAACTGAATCGGCAACAGTTTGAGTAGCACTCACTAACGTATTGACTTGTTCTACAACAGTTGCTCCACCGGCAATAATCTCGTCAGCAATTTTTATTCCAGCGTCTGCGCCTGCGGCTAAGACTTGTTGCAATGCAGTTTCAGATAATCCAAGTGCAAGTAACTGCTTAACCTTGTCCCCAAAGTCTGCGGCCTTAGCAGCTTGCTTAATAAGGTTCTCTAAGAATGTTCCTGTTTCTGCGGTAGCAGCAGCACCAAAATCTAGGATGCCGGTAATAACATCTTTAACGCCAGTCTTAAAACTTGCATAGGCTTCTTTTGCTTTGTCAAGAATTGCATTGTTGCGCTCTAGTTCATCCGCTAACTTTGCCATTTGATCTTGCGCAGCCTTTGCTGCTTTACTCAATCCAACAACTGCGGCAGTAGTCTTTTTAGTTTTCTCGGCTGCCTTTGAAGTTTTGTCTGCACTCTTTCCAACTGCATCAACAGTTGGCAGAACAACATCTTTAATTTTTTTGGCATCATCTAAAACACCATCGGGTGCAATTTCAATCTTAGGTAGATCAGCTACATTTTCTCTGTATTTATCTAAGACCTTATTGACACCAATAATAGATGCAGTCACCGCGCCTACCGCAAGCGCAGCACCAGCAACACCAGCGGCAACTGATAGACCACCAGAAGCAAACGCCGATGCAGTTGCGGCTAGAACAGCAGCGGTTTGTAGTGCGCGGTAAACACCAATGACACCTTTAATAACTGCAACGATTGCCGATGCAGCAGCAGCAATTTTTGCAACAGCAAACACTCCAAGTATTACAGCACCAAACGCTAAAATTTCGCCACGATAATTTATGACTGTTTGGAACACAGCTCTGATCGTGTTGCCCCAATTAAGCGCAGTCTGTTGAGAATCAGTTAATGAACTAGCAACGCTGGTTTGACCAGTTAGTGCGTTTACAAAAACTTCAAGCGATGGCATTACATCTTGAATAACCTTGTCTGCAAAGCCAGTCAAGATAGGAATTAAAGCACCACCGATTGACTCTTTGAGTTCCCCAGTTCTTTCACTAAGAATTGCTAACTTGCCTTGATAGGTATTAGCAGCAACCGCAGCCTGACCACCAAACAACTTGTTCAGATATTCTTGAACCTTTGCAAAGTCTTTAGATTTTTTGATGCTGTCAGGAATGACAATGCCCAAACGCTGAAGCGCGGTGAACTGCCCTCCCTGTGCTTTGGCTAACGCTAACGAAATACTTTCTAAATCTCGCCCGGAGCCTGCGCTTACGTCTAGTCCAAGTTTTAATAGGTTCTGCGCTTGGGTTACATCACCTGTTGCTCGAACTAAAGTTTCTAATGCCGGGCGAAGTTGTGAATCCGATACACCAGTTGCAAATTGTTGCGCAGTAATAAATTGTTCAGTTGCAGCAATTGCTTGATCGGTTGCTCCTGTGACGTTCTCTAAAGTCTTGGCTAATTTAAGTTGCGCCCTTTGATCTTCGCCTGCCGCTTTGACTGCATCTGCGCCGTACTTCAATGAAGCTGCGCCTAATGCAGCAAAGGCAATAGTTCCAACTTTGGCAACACCGCTTAAACCCTTGAACGCTCTCTGAGCTTTATTAACGCCAGCAGCATCGAAGGTTGAGAGGATAGGAAAGATTACAGCCATAATTGCACCTATCTCTTATTGCGGTTGTTGTAGTCACGTTGCAGTTTTCTAATTGTACCGCGCACCACATCTTCGACATAGGGAACTTCGCGAAGTGCAGCTGGGTAAACATACCGGGAAGCACGAGCTGATGAATTGAGTTTCGCGATCATTGCCCGACCTGATCGTGTATTTCCTTTGCGCTTCCTACCTGCCATGTCTGCAATCTGAAAGGCAGCAGCTCCCATTGAATTCTTACCCTGTGCTCCGGCGACAATGGAAACCAGCGACGTACCTTTGCGTTCAGCCTTTTTCGTAAAGTTAGTTTTGACCGTAACCTTTACGCCTGCTGGTTGCCATGCGGTTCTTCCATTGTGAACCATGCCGCGTAGGGGTGACTCCGTTGGTATGTTTCTTTTGACCGCATCAGCTACTGGCTTCGCACCTGTTCTTAGATCTCTGCGAGCGTCTTTAACTAATTCGTTGTCCATGCCTTTGAGAGTCTTAGCCACTTCAGCAATACCAACGACTCGAATCGATAGCATTATTTCCCCTGACTATTTCGCCAGCGCAGATACATTCCCAATGTGTAAAGCATGCGTTCTGATTCCTGCATCAAAACCGAAGGAGCAATTCCGGTTTCTACTGCAAGGTAGGCCAAGTACCAATGTTGGGATGAATCACCCAACCCGGTTATTTTGGGTCTTGTTCACTCGCTTCGATTGTTTCGACTTCGTCGCACCATTCTTCAAAGCTCTTTTTGGTTTTGCCTTGACGTTCTAGCCAATGCCACGCAAGCCAAAGCAGATCAGTAATGCGGAAGTCTGTTTCAAGTGAAGCAACCGACTTAGTGAACTTGTCCTCGAATGCGACGAGGTCACGAGCTGTTGCTGCAACTTCTTCTACTGTTTCGTCATTAAAAGTAACGCGCAGGTTGATCTTCATGGTTACGCAGTCGCTCTAGTAACTGTGCCAGTGGTTGGCCATGTAACGCTGAAGGTAGCAATGTCACCGACGGATGAAGCGTGTGGGCTGTAGGAGTTGACCAAGCATGTTGCTGTGTAGCTCGGGTTGCTTGAGTTGACGGTTCCTGAAGTTGGAACGATGACGACGGTTGCCACGGTGTTAAACAATGGGAACAGCGTTGCATCAACTGCGCCAGCTGCGAAGTCCTGCATGAACTGAAGGGTTAGGGATCCAGTCTTTAGACCACCAATGCGTTCGCGGAATGTTCCACCGAATGCAGTTGTTTCTAAGTCATCGGATTCCAGTGCTAGTTCAACTTGATTAAGTGAAGTAGAAAGGTTGGAACCATTTACGGTAATTTTGTAATCGGTAGCTGCGAATTTCGCCATGCTGTTTTGCTCCTAGTCTGCGTAGCAGAGAACTAAAAACTCTGCCGATAAATAGTTTACCTCACCCACAATTAGTTCCCCATAGTTACGCATGTCCGTAACTCGTAGATCGAACGCTTTGCCGGCGAGTGTCTTATCTGATTCTATCGCTAGTTTAATACTGTTGGCTCCGGTGCTTGAGCAGTAAGCATCTATGGTGCTTTGTCCTGTTCGTTCTGAAACGCGACCAACGATTACCTGTACTGCGAATGTGTAGGTCTGCATCCCTCTCTGGAATGTATCATCGTAATTAAGGCTAACTGGAAAGACAATCGCAATCGGTGGGTTGATGTTGTCCGGCTGGTAGTCGGATGTTCTCAGGCCGCTAATGGTTGCGAGGTTGTTTTTGATTCCTGTTCGCAGCTCTGTAATCGAAGCCATTAGACGAAGTTCCTTAGTCGTCTGTAAGGAGCCACGAGCTGCTCGACGTCTGGATCTAGGTATCGGCTTACTCTCATGGCTCCCATGTCACCGAATCCTGCAATGCCGAGCGGCGAATCTAAACGCTTAAAGATTCGACTGGCCTGAATGATGCAGGCTTGTGTGATCGAAGTTGGAACGCTTGCCCATCCAAAGACGGCGGTTAATTTGACCAGTGCCTGATCTGCTTCCACTGGGAACAGGTAATTCTCAACGGCGCGGATCCTTGTGTATGGAACTGCGAGCCCATCCACGTTGCCGTTGAGTGGTTCGAGCTGGTAGTCGCCAACTGCCCACGTTGTATCAAATACTCCATCCCCGGCGGATGAGGTTTGCAAAGTTATCGCGGTGCTGGAAACGTCATCGATCTGCGTGAGGAATGAATCCTCAGCTGCGTAGTATCTGGTCGCTGTTCCTGTTGAGTAGAAGTATCGGCCTGCGTGTCCATCGATGGCGCGTGATGCTGACTCCACTGCCATCTCTAGCAAGCTGTCGTCTACGTTGTCCGAGATGCGAGCTGCGGCTTTGATCTGTGCAAGGGTGGCGTAGCCATTTGTGATTGCCATTGGAAACTCCTAAGTCTTGTCTATTCTACTTGCTCGTAGAGCCATCGTGTCTTGACGATATTGCGCAACAGTTGATCTTGCCTTTACGTCGCAAGGAACGAAATGGCCAGCGTATGCATAGTCGACATCGATGCTGAGTGTGCATTCGTAGGTTGCTCCTGCAACCGCAGTCCCAATCCAGAAGCACCAATCTTCGTAGGGTGAAATCCTTTGATCGAACGGATGTTGATTCCAGAGGTCACGCCTGACTGGGGATCCGCAAGGAATCATGTTCGCCTGCAAGCTCAAAATCTGCTCACCTGTGACGTTCGCTGGAGTCCAGATTTGTCCTGTGTCGTATTCAAATCCCAAAGCCAAAACGTCTGCTTTGCACTCGTCTAGCTTGTCTAGTGCGTGTGGTCTATATCTGTCGTCGATTCCGATCCAAGAAATCCAGTCTGTGTCGCAGTACTCGAATCCTAGATTCAGCATGTCGCTGTAGGCGAAATCATCCCACCACGGGAGTACGCGCACTCCTTCTAAGTCGTATTTGGATTCGTCTATTTCTGCGTAAAGAACCAGAACTATTTTGTCCGGCTTTCGATTGAGTGATCTGACTGACTCAAGCCATCCAGCTAGATGTTCCGGGTATCCGTGACAGATTACTACGACGCCTACTGTTGTACCAATCTCCAGAATGTGTCACCTGCTTTTTCTATCATGTGGCGTAAGTGATCGGCATCTTGCCAATCCTGCACACTGGTAATTCCGACGTTCTCGTTCGTGTGGATCCTGCATCCTGATAGGACTGCTTCCATAACCGCTCGGCATTCAGATTCGAAGCTCAACGGTAAATGAACGAACCACTGCGATCTTGCCATTGCATCTAGGACTTCTTCGCGTGGCCTGTTCGTTATTGCTTTGAACTCGAAGCCTGCCTGAGCTGCCCATAGCTCGGCTTTGAGCTTACCCTTGAGTGGGTGTTCCCGAGCTGCCCATAATGCCATCGGCTTCTTGTCCATGTGGTCGTAGCATTTTGAGGTGTCGAAGTAGCTCAGGACTTGGGCTGTCTTGCGCGGCTTTGCCCATGATAATTCCCGGCGCATGTGAGCTGGCGTGTGTGTTACAAATAGACGGCTCCCTGAAATAAGCGCGTTGAGTCCTGCTCTGGGTGTCTGCAAATGGTGAACGAATACAAACGGTTCATGAGCTGCGAGCTGGGTCAGCTGCTCGTCTGTGAAGGCATCAGTTCCTGTGACCACAACCGAATCGAATTGGTGTATGTCGTGTGTATCGAAAGTCGCCGGGGTGACAATCTCGATCTCAAATCCCAATGGTGCCTGTAGCCGGTATTCGTAATCTGACATTTCGGCTCCGCCTGCGAACCGCCCGGTGAATAGCCCGTCGTGACTCACAGAGCCATTCTCAGCCACTTTAGCCGTGTTCTCTGTGTGGTGGGTGTACCAGCCTATTTTCACGCTGTAGGCCGTTCTGTTCCCTTTGCTCCTAGCACCTTGAGTGCCGGCTTCCAGTATTGGTCAAATACCGAATCCGCGTTGTATGCCTTTGCGAACTCCTGTGCCTTTTGTGATCGCCCTCGACCTCGCTGGTATGCCTGCTCTAGCGCATCCACGATTGCCGGAACCGATGGCATGTGGAACCAGCTCGATTGCGGTGCATCCCATAAAGGTTGCCCATCGATCAGCCAGCCGTCACCGACGAGCTCTGTTGAAGCTGCGAAGTCTGAAACAATGACCGGCGTTCCACAGGCTTGTGCTTCGATTGTTGGCACTCCAAATCCTTCGCCGTAGCTGGTCGCTAGTAATACATCCATCGCGGTGTAAAGCGTGGCCAGTGTTGGCTGGTCGATTCCCGTTCTCAAAACGTATGGATCTACGAATGCGTATTGATGTTCTTTGATACCGCATGACGTTATTAGTTCCTGCAGCTTGATTCCGCCTAGCGAGCCATTGGAGTCCGTGTGCAGGTATAGGACGACGTCGTCGTGCATTTGTGCAAACATCGAGAAAGCCAGAAGGTTCTCACCGAATGCTTTTCGGTTTGGGCTTACTCCTTTGTTGGCTGCGTTCATGCCGACAAGGAATACATCTTCGCTGGCACCTATGTAATCTCTGCCCGTGGTTCCCTTGTGTCGCTTCATGGGCTTGAACGTAGATTCGATTGCGTGTGGAATGTACATCGATTCAATGCCGACGTTTTCTAGCATCGCTTGTCCGTATTGGCTCATGGCTATCGGTGTTACGAAGTCTTGCCGGCACCAAGCTGCTACTTGTGGCGGAGCTGGGATGTGGTCAATCGGTACCCAGCTGGCAACGTTCCAGTCTGACCATCTCTTTCCTTTGAGAACCCATGCATCGTAAAGCGTGAACAGGATGTGGTTTTGCTTTGCGTGATGTTCTGTCCAGTTGAACATGTGTGCTGGGATTACGTCGTTGGAATACATGTCGGCTCCACGCTGATAGATCGGCATGCCGTTCCACTCAGTGTTGCTTCCTTCGAGTCCGTAGTTATTAAAGATGGCTACGTTGTGGCCGATTGATTTCATTCGGCTGGTTACTTGCGCTGTTTGCATTCCGTAGCCCGTGTTCGCCCACGGTGCATTTGATACCCAGCCGATGCATAGTGATTCCGTCATCGTGTTCCTTTGTTCGCAGATAAAAGAATGCTAACTGAAAAGGTGCCAAAATAAAAGCAGAACCCCACCAAGCCTGCGCTCTCGGTGGGGTTCCACGTTTTGGGGTGTTGCTACTAGCTGGCTCCGCCTGCAAATGACTTCACGTGTGAAGTCTGAATGAGGTTACCGTCAACGCGCATAGTTGCTCTGAAGGTAATCAAGTCATTCTGGAAGGCGTAATCGTCGGAACGATCTAGACGTAGGCCACCAACGGTGCGAGCGAAGTAACTTGGAAGGTGTCCAAAGATTACTGACTTCGCGCTAGTTGCTGGGTCTGCGATTGCTGGGTTCTCGTAGATTGGGTAACCAAGTAATAGATCACGAGCATCCGCAGATAAAGATGGGCTGAACAAATACTGTCCTGCTGAATCTTTAAGTTTGCGAACGGCTGCGATTGATTTCGCCGACATCTGGAAGCCCGTTCCCGGAAGGGTACGACCTGCGGTATCAACGCTGTAAATCAAGTCAATGATGTTGTCAGCTGTGAATGCACCGGCTACGCCAGTTCCACCTGTGATGCCTGAACCTGCGGCAGTTACGATACCTGTTGGTTGTGTTGTGCCAGTTCCAGTTGTTAGACCGCCATTGACTGCGAAGCCAAGTGCGTTACCGGTTTGAGTTGCAAGGAATCCAAGGATGTCCACGCCTGCATCTTCAACCATTTCGCGGCTGATCTGAGTTAGGAATGAATACTTGTATGCGCCTAAAGTTTTAAAGGCGTTGAAGCTTGGATCGCTCTCACCAATGATGCCGGCTTCTGAAGTTACAGTTCCTGTTGAGTATGCACTCAATGATGGGATCTGTAGGTTCTCGCCACCTGCAGTGTTGATGATGGTTGATGTTTCTAACATCGGGCCAACTGTACGAGCAAGCATGATTACCTGATCGTAGAAGGATGTTGGAACTGGTGCGCCAGTTGATCCCTTTGTTACATCGCGCTTCTCGAACGAGTGCGAACGAATCTCACCACGTGCAAGGGAACGGATTAGTTCAGCTTCGTCAATTGCTGGAACAGCAACGGCTGGCTTTACTTGTGATTCGAAACCCTTCATGGCTTCGGCTGCACGGTTTTCGCGTTCTGCCTGAGCGTTCATGGTTTCGATTACCTGTGAACGCTGATCAAGGTCTGCCATGATGCGGTCATAGGTTTGGTTTTCTTCGCCGGTTAGATCGCGCTTTTCAGCTGCTGCTGAGTCGAGAAGAGCCTTTGCTTCTTCCCAAGCCTTTGCACGAGCTTCCGCTTGCTGACGGATGTAGTCAGACATAGTGAACTCCTAAAGTGTTTGATTGGATTGGTCTTACAATTTCTGCGTGGCTCCACGACAGTTGCAGCAATAGCGGCTCCGCATAATGCTTATTTAATTATGGCACAAATAAAAACAGACCCAGATGCTTCCCCACATCTGAGCCTGTTCTTTGTAGAAAGTTTAGAACGCCTTGAGCATTAGGTCAAGTTGTTTGCGCTTAATCTCAAGCAGGTCAGTTTGTGTTGGCTGGTCTGCGCGTAGCTTAGAAACAACTTCCGTAATTAGGTCTGCGTGTGCATCTTCTAAGGTTTCGCC